ATCAGCGTATTCGGTTCCGCCACCAGCAGCAGCATAATCTCCATTAGTATCTGTTAAACGAACTGCTAGAGGTTTACTGTTTGCATAGCTAAATACAGTAGCTTGTCCTGCGACAACTCGTACTCTAACTGCCTCATTAGCCTCATCCATAACTGTTATACCAGAAGTTGTTTCTAGAGCAGTTAATAGACCTCTACGTTGGGTCATTGCAAATGCGCCCGCGTCGTTATCGTCCACTAAATCTCTAGTAGACCTATAAGTACCGCCAGCTGGAGTAAATGACGTAGACCCTGGCGAGAAGCCAGCATCGTCTGTCATGTTTGTTCCGCCAGCGCCGCCGGTTACACGTAGCGCACCAGACAAATCTGTTGATAAAGCTACTTGATTCCCCTCAGAATAACTTGGTCCTGCTGTAGTAGCAACGGCAGGAAGAACTCCAAGGTTGGTCCCTAATGGAGCAGAGGTATTGTTTGTCTTAGTTCCAGAGAAGATTAAGACGCCACTGGTTCCACGGACTCGATCCCATGTAGTACCATTAAAGATATATTGATTAGCACTTGTGGGTATTGTAACCTTGGTTACCGAGATCCCATCGGAACTAATATTTCCAATATCTACAAGTGAGCCTGTAGTACTAGCTAAAAATGTTCCTTGAATGCCACGTGTCGAGAACCAAGCATTTACCCTGTCGCCATCAGAAACGTTAGGTGGAGCGATAGAAGAAGCATACCCGCCGATCTTAACTGGATTGCCTATATCTACATCATCATGAGCTGTATCACCTTGCACAGCATTATTGTTGACTCCAGAAACTAGTAATCTACTTTGGTCTGTAGCTATAACTACTCTTTGTGTTCCTGCATCAACATTCCCGGCATTTACCGAAGTAGTAGTTCCAACTATTTGAGCTAGATTAAAGGCTTGATTAGCTGGGAAAGTTCCTATATTAACAGTTCCATCAACTGTAATTGAATTTCCATTATCCCAAATACCAGCAACCCCAGAAGTCACAAAGACTCCAGTGCCTGCATTAGCTGTAACAGTTGGAGTATTTCCAATATTTACATCGAGTCGCCCACCAACAAGACTAGTTGGGAATTGTCCAGATTGAGCAATATGATAGAAAGCCGAACCATCTGAAGCTCTTATAGCAACAGGAGTCCCAACAGGAGCATCGATTGTAAGTGAACCAGCATTATCTGTTACAGGGAATGCAGCTGCTGCTGTAACTGTAGCTTGAAGATTTGCGGGTGTTCCTTGAGAGACTACCAGAGAAGCATTAGTTACGTTTGTATTTAATGTTCCTGTCCCAGCATTAGCTGTAACTACACCACTTATTAATATTTGTGGCTGGTTTGAAGCAAGGACTGCTCTTATAGTTCCAGCATCGGCATTACCTATATTTACACTTGTAGCAATCCCGGCTACTTGAGCCATATTAAATGGTTGGTTACTAGGGAAAGTCCCAACATTAACAGACCAGGTTCCAGATTGAGTAACTACAAGAGCATCTCTAGCTACTGTTAAAGTTCTTATATCTAGATTACCTGGGACTGTTAGAACATCTACTTGTAGGTCTCCAGAGGAATCTGTAGTTATAGCTCTTACGTTTGAACCATCATGGCCAAGCGCGACTGTGCCAGTTGGCGTCCCCTGAGCAGCTCCATCTGCATATTGTGTTCCTCCGCCTGCTGTTACATAATCTCCAGCTGTATCTGTAAGTCTAACTGCTAGAGGGTTGCTATTGGCAAAATCTAGGACTGTGGCCTTTATAGCAGAAGAAACACCATCTACAATAGCTCCATCACTAGCAGATCCACCAACTAATGTTACTCGTACTGCTTCCTTACCTTCGTCTACAACTGTAACTCCTGAAACGGTTTCTAAAACAGCAAGCATTCCACGCCGCTGGGTCATTGCGAAGGCCCCGGCGTCTGCATCGTCTACTAGGTCTCTTGTAGAACGATAAGTACCTCCTATTGGAGTGAATGATGTAACTGCTACAGTAAATGCAGCATCGTCTGTCATTGCTGTGCCACCAGAACCAGCACCAGCTATAATATTTACTCTTAGTGCCCCATTTACTTCATCCATTGCCGACATACCAGACATAGTTTCTATGGCTGTTATTAGGCTGCGCTTTTGCGTCATAGCAAAGGCCCCGGCATCATTATCATCAACTAGGTCTCTTGTTGATTTATAAGTTCCACCTACGGGAGTTAATGCTGTGGAACCTACGCTAAATGCTGAATCATCTGTAATAGAAGTTCCACCAGCTGCACCACCAGTAATACGTAGAGCACCACTTAGATCTGTAGATAGACCTACAAGCCTACCTTCTACTAGAGAAGGTCCTGAAGCTGTAGCAATAGCTGGGAGGACTCCAATATTTATTCCGCCAGGAACTTCTGTATTGCTTGCTCGATTACCTGAGAAGACTAGGACTGGATCAAAAATAGTACTATTAGTAAATCTTACGGGTAGATAATCTCCTGCTGCAGGCGAAACTGGAGTTACATCGAATACTCCTGTTCCAGCATTAGCTGTCACAGTTCCAGATACTGGCACTGCAGACTGATCAGAAGAAATAGCTACTGAGATCGAGTTCGCCATTGTCTGCTGACCTTCATTGGGCAGCGAAACAATGTCTACATTGCCTATATTATTATCGCCAGCAGGCAATGCGGCAATAACATCAACTTGCATTTCAGATCCTGAAATAGCATTGTCAATTATTTCTACGGCATTCTTAATAGATGTTGCAGTTGTTTCTAGAGCTAATGCAGATGTGTTTAGATTTGTTCCAGCATTAGCTGTAACTGTAGGGGTATTCCCTACACTAACATCTAGACGGCCGCTGATTAATGCAGCAGGAAGCTGACCAGAAAGAGTAGGAATAATAAACGCTGATCCATCTGATTGTCTTACTGCTACTGGTGTTCCTACAGGAGCATCTACAGTAAGTGATCCAGCATTATCAGTTACAGGAAATGCAGAGGCTGCAGTAACTGTAGCTTGTAAACTAGTTGGAGTAGATTGTGTAACTACTAATGAAGTATTACTTACAGTAGCAATAACATTTCCAGAAACTGTAACTGTAGGTTGATTGCCAATATTAACTGTTCCATCAACCGTAATTGAGTTACCATTATCCCAGATTCCAGTTACACCAGAGGTTACTATTGTGCCCTGATTGGTTGCTATAACTACTCTTTGGGTCCCAGTGTCTGTATTACCAGCACCAACAGAAGCTGCTACTCCTGCAATTTGACTAAGGTTAACAGCAGGAGTGTTTGTAATATTGGCATTAACATTCCCAGAAACTATTACTGTTGGAGTATTTCCAATGTTGACATCTAACCGTCCAGACACCAAAGAGGTTGGGAATTGACCTGAGTGAGCAATATGATAAAAGGCTGAACCATCGGATGCTCTAACAGCTACAGGCGTTCCAACTGGAGCATCTATTGTGAGTGAACCTGCATTATCACTTACTGGGAATACTTGGCCAGCTGCAGGTGTAACTGTGGTTTGTAAACTTGCTGGAGTAGCCTGAGTTACAATTAATGAAGTATTGGTAACTGTTGCATTAACGTTGCCAGACACTATTACCGTTGGAGAATTGCCCACATTAATATCTAAACGATTATTTACTAATGAAGCTGGGAATTGTCCTGATTGAGCAAGATTATATAGACTTGAGCCATCAGATCCTCTTACTGGAAGAGGTGTGTTTGTCGGCGCATCAACTGTTAAAGAACTAGAGTTATCAGTTACAGGGAACGCTGCTGCTGCAGTTACTGTAGCTTGTAAACTAGAAGGTGTTGATTGTATAACTGTGAAAGATCCAGTTCCAGCATTAGCTGTTACAACGCCACTTACTAATACCTGTGGCTGATTGGATGCTAAGACTACTCTTTGAGTTCCGGCATCAGAATTGCCAACTCCTACACTTGTAGCAGTACCAGTTACCTGAGCTAGGTTAACTGATTGATTGGCTGGAACTGAGGTAACAGATACACTTGGACTATTACCAACATTAACATCTAGTCGCCCAGATATCAAAGAAGTTGGCAATTGTCCAGACATGGTTGGTAGGAAAAAAGCACTACCATCTGAAAGTCTAGTTGCCACAGGAGTTCCAACTGGTGCATCAACTGTAAGCGAACCAGCGTTATCAGTTACTGGAAATGCAGAAGCTGCAGTGACTGTAGCCTGTAAACTTGCTGGAGTAGATTGTGTAACTACTAGAGAGGAGTTAGTTACAGTAGCATTGACGTTGCCTGATACAGTAACTGTAGGCTGATTACCTATATTAACCGTGCCGTCAACTGTGATCGAGTTACCGTTGTCCCAAATTCCTGCCACACCAGAAGTTACAAAGATACCAGTTCCTGCATTGACAGTGACTGTACCGTCAACCGTAATTGAATTGCCACCATCATAGATAGAAGTTACGCCACTGACAGTTACTAATGGCTGGTTTGAAGCAAGAACTACTCGTTGAGTACCAGTATCGGCATTCCCTGTATTTACAGATGTAGCAGTACCTGCAACTTGAGCAATATTAAATGGCTCATTATCTGGAAATGAACTAATTGCAACAGTACCTGAGATAGGCTGTGTAACACCAGAGCCATCTACTGCTAATCTGCCGCTAGCAGTAGTTAGGAAAGAAGTTCCGTCTGATAGTCTAGCTGCAACAGGAGATGTTACAGCTGCATCTATTGTTATAGAAGATCCGGCATCATCAATACTAAAGATTACGCCAGAGGTAACTACTCTGGTTACTAGTCCTAGGTCATTAGCAGAAGGAGCTGCATCTTTAACTCTGGCTATTTCTGTTAATCCGGCACCAGCTAGAACTACTCTTGGTCGTTTACGTAGTAGAGGAGGACTACCATAGGTAAGCCCTTCCTCATCCATAACATCTCCGCCCGTGCCGCTATTAAGTACTGTATAATCTTCTGCCATAGTTATGCTGCCGTAACCGACAAATCACCTGCTAGGAACTTAGCTTGCTGGCCAGATAGTAGAGTTATAGGAGAAGTTATTGCTCCATGATATAGAAGATTTCCGCCAGAAGAAGCATCTAGGATACCCATATGGGTAATAGTTCCCCATCCAGCAGTTGCAACCGGGAACGTTATATCAGTTGTATTAGTAGATAGACCATTACTTGGAGCATTCCAAGTACTAGCCATTCTTACATAACTACCACCAGAGACTTCTGTGCCAGTATTGGCATCAGTAGGGTTAGCAGTATATAGAGCTACGTATACAGTAGTTATAGTAGTCCAGGCTTGTCCCCTAAGGGTAATATTTATTACTTTATCTTCTAAGTAATCAGAAGCGTTAGCCAATCATATCAACCTCTTTACATAATATTATATGTTATATGTCTAATATTACTTGCTTACCATTAACGGTAATATTCTTATATATCTTCCTTGTTGGAAGTAGTCCTTCGTCGCCATTAACAGGATATGCAGTTATAGTTATCTTATCTGATGCTACGGTGCTGGCATTTACATTCTTATTAAAGTTAATTAATATTCTAGATGTATCTAGAGGCATCTGTGTAGATGTATCTTTAGGAGATACAGAAGTTATAGCAAATATACTTGGAACGACTGCAGAAGTAGCTACCCCAGATATATCTCCTATTATTGATGTAGATGTAGTAGTTGGAAGAGTTTGTATTGATCCAGAAGCTGTTTCAAATTCCCAAACAACATTACCTAAGAATAAAGTTGGTTTCCTAACTACTACAGAGAAAGTATCTCCTACAGAGAAAGTTCCACTTAGAAATCTAGTAGAGATACCCTGTTCTAATACAATAGACCTAGATGCAGAGCTATTAATTGGACCGTGGATTAATAGAGGATAACTATTCCTCCACCATTCAAATTTAGCTGTTCCTGGCGGTCCAGCAGTAGTTACTTTAACTTTGTAAGTATCTTCTAAAACACTATCTTTATAAGGACCTCTAAATTCTATTTCTCCAGTTCCTAGATTAGGACCCTTTAGGGTATCAAATACTGATCTAGTAGTTACACCAGTCTTTAGTAAGTCTACTAAATTTTCATCACCAGTTATATATACTTTATATTTAGTGATTGGAGAAAGTCTTTGTGATGGAGTAAATATAGCCTTGTGTCTAAACGTTGTCCCTATACCTGAGAAATCAAATCCACTATAGACTCCATAATCTCCAGCATTGATCTTCTCAAAGGAAAAAGTTCCTTTAACTAGACCTCTAAGTCCAGGAGACATAATTTGATCCTGTGTTGAAGACTGACTAGTCTGTGGAAGATGTAGGCTATATTCTGGACCTATTACAGAATCTGTATCTGGACCTTCTACGAATAGAGATGCTTTAATAGATTCTTCATCTATCTCTCTATCAAATAGAATCCATATTTGATCAGTTACAATTATACCTATAGCATTAGATCCTGGATGTGTTGCAGTAATTATTGAAGATAAATCAGCCATTAATTAATTAATTGGAACACCAACCTTTATTTTATAAACCTCTGTATCTGTAACTTCTGATACAAATGGATCCTTCTCTAGAGCCATAGGAATCTCTAATGATAGCCCTTTCTTCAGAGACTGTTGAACACTAGTTTCTATATTAGATATTTTCTCCTGTAGAAAAGATAAAATACTCTTACGCTTTTTACCTTTTGCTTCTAATTCTAGCATATTACGGATAAATCGTAAGTCTGTAGAATCAGTAATCATTTCCTTGACTTGCTTAGGTGATTTATTAAGAACTTGTTGAGGAGTGTCTGGCGTTATAATCTCTTGAATACTCTTAGAAGGTGTCTCAATAGGGATTGGAACAGACTGAATACTTCTGACTAATTCATCAATATCTTTATCTATTTCGATCTGGCCATATCTAGCACCCATTATTACTTGTCTCTTCTCGGCTGGCATTAAATGGTCCCATATAATATCCATAGGACCAGGATCATTAGCAGTAAGCTGGAACCTCCCGACAAGTCCCCAAAATGGAACTCTATCAGGATCTGATAACTTAATAGATATCTGCATTATTAACTCCTGTGTTAGATAGACTAGCTCCTTAGATTATAACCTAAGAAGCTAGTTAAGTAGTGGACTGGGGATTAAAGAACTGAAGCAGTGGGAGAGATCTTACCAAGTGTACCGCTTACATCTAGAGTTGCCATTGCAGGTAGTACGACTTCATTTGGTACAACATGGACATTACGAATAACACCAATTGCCTGACCCTCATTTAAGATACCTATACCATAACGTTCTCGGAACTTAATCTTACGAATGTCTACTCGTGGGTCATCGAACTCTTCTGTAGTTACATCTTCGTCAACTATTAGAACTCCCAGTTCATTACTATCGAACATGTAGATATCTGTTAGCTTTCGAGCTGCATCAAATGGCACAAATGGGCTAACTATAATTCTCATAGTCATACCCCAGTAACCAGGGATTATTGGTGCAGAAGTCATTGACTGTACGTGAGGAGCCATTGCAGATGTTGCAGCAGCGCCTGAAGCTGCAGCCCCGCCAGTAGCAGTGGATGGACCACTTATTGTATTCTGTCCAGGAGAGATACCCATCCCGCCCTGTGAAGAATTACCCCATGGTGCTTGCTGATTTACCTGGCCATTCCAACCAGCTAGGAAAGACCCGCTACCATTAGCCATAGCGAAGGCTCGTAGTGTAGGATCCTTCACAAATAGACTCCATGTTAATGGATGCATTAGAAGTGTATTAGGTATAAATCCTTGAGTTAGAATATGTGCATAAGCATCGAAGACATCATCCATAGTTAGAGAACCATTGGCTGCACCAGTAATATCTCTACCTGTAGTAACACCTTTAAGAGAGGCAGTAGGTGTTAGGTTATCGAATACTGTAACGCCCATTTTTCTAATAAAGTTAAAGATCTTAACTTCTTTATGACGGGCAAGGGCTCTACCGGCTGCTCTTAGATGAAGACCGATAACATCAAACTGTGAGTAGCGAACCATTTCATCTGTTATACGAACAGCAACACCAGACTTCCCGATTGATGCTGTAACCGTCCCGCCTCCCATCTGAAGCGAACGCTCTGGATACTCTTGGCCTTCTGCAATATCTGCAGCTACCAATGCTCCAACAGCTGGGAATGATATAGTCTGCCCATAACTATAGTTAATTCTCTGTAGGAGAGAGGTGCCAATAAGCAGGGGCTCAGCAGCTTCTTTAACTATATTGGAGACGACTTTTGGGAATAGAATTGGGGCATTGGGAACGGAGAGAGCATCTTTTAGCTCCATCGTAGTCCCGTCTGGAAGTTTCCCTTTATTCCTCCAGAGCCATTCAAACTCAGTTACATCCTTGATATCTAACTGACTATCAGATGTATCCTTGTTTTCTAGCGTAGTAACTGCTGACATGTCTTATATAGCCCTCCTGATTAATTACCTACTAATTAGGTTAATTAGTACTGTTGTATCTGCAGCACCGGCATAATGTACCTTATCGGTTACTCCGCCAGTTGCTGATCCAGGCATCTGATCCATCTGGCCAGCAGAGCCTGGCTTAGAGTATGTAGCAGAAGTACCTAGAGCTGGATTATATGCTGTTCTTACACGGTCTAGTGCATCTCTTGGGTAAGAAATTTTCCCAAGTACCTGGCCCATTACTTGCTGGAAGTTATCACCAGAGGCAGCTAGAGTAAAGTTTGAGTTATAGTCGCACCTTACGAAGTCGCCTGTCTTTAGATTTCCTACAGCTGAAGAGAATGAACTAACCGTTGAAGGCGCTGATGCATAGTGTGAATATGTAGCTGTAATGCTTGTTGGCTGTGAAGTTGCATAAACCGTAACTACACCTGTGGTTAGATTGATGAACCAATCTCCAGCAGTCTTAACACCTGTTAGTACACTAACTTGATTAGTGAATAGAGTAGCAGCTGAGCCACCTGCAAATGTTATTGGAGTTCTAGCTGTATTTGAAGCAACAGGCTTACTAGCAAGTGCTGTACCAGTTGATATATTACTGACTGGAGAACCAAAGGTCATATTCTCAGCAGCCGCAGTAGTAGCGGGAACTAGAGGAATCTCTAGTACATAGTCACAGACTACTGCAACCTGATGCTGCATATTATAGTTGTGATGAGTATAATCAGCTGGATTGAAACCGTCCCCACCGGCCCACTGTATATATGCATATGGAGCAATTCCTATTGGAGAAGAGACTGCCATAGCAGATCCTAGACCCATGAAATTACTTACGCTAGCTACTGTGAATGTTCCAATATTAGCCACTAGTAGAGCGACACCAGTACGAACATCTGTTACACCTGCATCTACATCTCGCTGTAGATATGTAATGGAAGCTGCAGCAAGCCCATATTGGGCTGGGCAGATATCACCATTATTATCAGAAGCAACAATCTTCCCAGGCATTAGTACAAAGTAGTTTTCGTAATGCTTGTCGAAGAATACAGTTGGCAACCAGGATGCTGGATGCCACTCTACAGAAGGTCTATCACCTTCTGAGTGCTCAACTTCAGGAATTATATTACCAAAATGGTCCCAAACTTTGTGAGAACCTGTATATTGACCCAGAGCGTTGAATGACATTTACTTGCTTCCTCCTATGAATCCTTTTTAACTATAGAGTCTTCCTTTGGAAGAAACCCTTTATCGACCATATCTTGTCTGTAATTTTCTGCTGCTACTTTTCCTTGTCCATATTTTGGGTTAGATCCACCAAGCAATAGAGTTAGATAAGTTTCAGTTATATTCGTTAGAGTATCTTTATTCACTGTAGGTTTATTTGACATACTAATCATTTCCTGTTTACGCGCTACTCTAACAACTGGATCATCGACAGTACCTACGGGAATATTAGTAAGACCACTATTGATATTATCAGCTAACTTAATGATGTCAACATCTTTAATCAATCCAGTAAGCTGGCCATCAAGATCTGCACTTTGTAATATATTAGGGACTAGAGTATCTCTAAGTTCTTTATCTATTGACTTGTCCCCTATTTTAACACCTTTAAGAACCATGTGATCTGCAATACGCTCAGCTTTAGATAGATTAAGAGCTTCCTGAGAAGCGATTAATGCTTCATTGGTAGCTTCTAGATCTTTATGTACTAGGGCCAGTTCTGCTCTGACGCTTTCTAGTTCATCAGTAAGATCTTCCAGCTTCTGTAGGTTGTCTGCACATTCTGAACAAGCTTTATCGTTAAGCTTAGCTTCTAGGGCAGCTACTTTAACCTCTAGGGCAGAAATCTTCTCTTCGTCGGCCGCTAGAAGTTTAGCAAGTTCATCAGGATAAGAATCTTTAAGTGATTGAAATAGTTCATCAAATGACTTTAGAATTAAAGTCCCTTTAATAGAATCCTTTACCGCATCTTTGCTTCCGCAGCCTAATGCCTTCTGTTTACGGAGAACACAGGATAGAACTGATCTTCTTTGAGCTGGAGACATCTTAGAATGTCCTAGACGAGCCTTAGCATTACCTGCATGTGAACAATCAGGTACTGGGAATGATCTATTAGGGCCACAGAACGTTGAAGAAGATAGTTTCTTACGAGCTTGTGTATTTAACTTAGCATCTTGTGGATTAAGTTTCTCTAAGGCTAAGATACCTTCGTCTTTATCCTCGTCATATACTTTAGCTTCTTCCTCTAGAAGGAAAGTATTAAATGCCTCGTCGCCCTTATCTTTAAGGGTAACTAGTGCAGTCTTTACTACATCTTCAGATAGAGTAGGACGTAGAGCAGAGAGAGCCTTTGCCTTATCCTCGTCAGAAGACTCAAGAGCAACAAATTTATTTAACTCCCATTTATCTAGATAAAAACTTAGATAAATATCTAGTTCTATTTTGTCCTCTGTATCTAGTAGTTTCTTTTCTTTTGCAGATAGAGTATTCACTATAGCTAAGACACCATTAATAGTATCTTCGTCTCTATCTTTTAGATAAGCTTTTACTAAATCACTATATTTATCTGATTCAGTAGTTTCTTTATTAGCATCTGGCACGTTAATAGGAGCCTCCATATTGTCTTTGGATTTATTGATAAGTGTATCATCTAATGATTCTAATGCTATAGCATCTTCAGAATCGGCCATTATGATTTCCATGGTATAAAGCTGCTTATTAGAAGTATCTTCAATATTAGAATCATATTCTACTTCTATAGAATCCATCATATTACCGTGGGTAATCTCTATAATCTGGCTATGTCTGTCTGCAGGTCTATTAACAAAAGAATACTCATTATAAGTTAGTTCTCCTGCAATTAGGAAGGCTTTAACGCCATCATAGCTCTTTCCAGGTCTATGTTCACAGGGTCCTCCACTATCTGCCCAATCTTCTTTACAAACAGAACATACTGCTTTATTAGTAGTAGATGCAGTAGAACCAGTTAGATATCTACCATCTAATATCTTTTGCTTAGCATCTGAGTCTGAAATACTAACTATTAATTGAATATAACCAAGACCTTCATAGTTTGGATCATCTAAGACTGCATCTGTTAGATTAGTAACAACATCTACTGCTTTTGCATGTGAGTATTTGCCACCAACTAGTTTATCTATTACTTCTGTAAGTAACACTTCTTTTGTAGTTTTCCCTACAGAATCTTTAATGGTTTTGTCTTTATATCTATCTCTAACTACATTAGAGATATCTACATAATCAGCCTTGATTACTCTCCCTATTGGATCAGCATCGTCATTATGATGAATTAATATTGGTTTTGGATAGTTTTGAGTCCAAGATGGAACTCCAGCTCGCATTTTATCTGGAAGATAATACCCGTTATTCTTAGTAATAATTCCAGCATGTGTAGCTTTAAGCCTTACTATTAATGGCTGTCCTTCTACATTTGGATTAATAGGAAGAAATTGATCTCTAACTTCTTTAGATATGTCCAAAGGAGTTAAATCAAAATTATCAAAAAACTTAATAAGACCCAATTTACTTGCCTCCTGCTTTACTTATAGACGCTTCATATATTGCAGATGCTTTACTAAGTATTTCATTCTCTGAAGCTTTAGGATATTTCTTTCTTAACTGATCTTTAATCTTCTTAAGACGTTCATTAAGATCTATTGCATCTTTTCTGTCAACTCTGAAAGAATATCCACATGCTCTGCAATTATATATATCTGGTGTATCTTTCTTTAATATAGCTGTTTTCCCACATTTTGGACAAGATTCAGTATTCTTAAATACTTCTTCATGTGCATCTGAGTACACACAGTCTATATTACTTCTCTTATTATCTAGTACTAGTTTACAGCCACAAGAACCATGATGTGGAATAATGTCATCAATAGTTAATAGCCATATATTATGAATATCTTTAGACTTCCTAAGACATTCTTCACAGGTTCCAGTAGAGATAAAGTATGCCCTGCTCTCTCCACGTAAACGGCCCGCAGTAACAATCCCCCAATTATATGCTTTACGTATCTCTACATCGGCTATAAAGCTGGCTCTATATTCAATAGAATCAAATATAGCTCTTATTGTAGAAACTCTAAGTTCCTTAGAAATCTTATCATTCGCAAAAACGCTGTCAATACGCCTGTTTATAGCTCGGAGTATATCCTTAGTAAGTTTATTAACCCAGAAGTTAGCTCTATCTTTGAATAATGTTGCAGCAAAATTAATAGCATTAATATAAACTGAATTATAATATCTATTATCAAACTTTAAGGATTGTCTAAAGGTAGACATCATTCTATTCTCTAAATCATTAATCATCGATGTAGAATTAACTTCTAGTAATAAAGATATAAAGTTTACATCGCCATTGTTCTTAATGGCTTCGTTTATGATGTCATCACGTACATCATGAAGCTTATTAGTTAAGAAATTATCTTTCTTGACTCTCTTTACACGAGCAACAGCTATAGCTTTTTCCTTTTCAATCTCTGCCTTCTCTTTTTCAGCTTTAACTCCAGCTTCTCCAGCTGTAGTATTTGTAGTTGGTGTTAATGCAGTAGATCTAGATTCTGCTACTGCTTGTGCAACACTTCCAAATGGCTCATCTACTGCACTGATAAGCTGTTCTGGTTCATGGAACAGCTTCCAGAATGTCTTTCCCCACTCTGGGAATTTAGTTAGATCTTGATCTTCGCCATCCTCTGGTACAGGAATTGGCTTCTTCCCAATAGCTATTCTTAATTCATCCCATGTAGTAGCATTCTTAGAGAATTGATCTGCTGCATGATTCTGAATCTTAATCTGCTTATCTATATCTATCTCTCTGAAACTTAATTGAACTTTATTTTGTTCATCTAAGACTTCTGCGCCGAAAGTAGATTCTAGTAATAGTTCTGATATAACAAATTGAGTAAATTGTGTTTCTAATACTTCTTGGAAATCTTTAACATCATCTATTAGAGCAAGAGACATATTATCGGAAGTAGCCTTATTACTTGTATCTCCCTCACCAAAATCTACAGCCGAACATCCTAGACCTGAGAATACTCTTCTCTTAAAATGCTCAAGATAAGACTCAGCTCTAAGTGCTCTGCTTTCTGCTCCGATAGCCTCTATCTCATGTCTTTCTGGTGTGACAATGCCGCCCTCGGTAGGCATGTATTGAATCTCTCTTCTAACTATATCTACTTCTCGTTCTCCAGTTTCTGTTAGACCTGCTGGAGCTGTTTCTGTTCCTACTTTATAATGGAAGAGAGGAAATAGATGTTTATATATTAGAAGCTCTACGTTTTCTTCTATCCTTCGCAGTGCTCTAATATCATCCATTACAGGAACAAGAGTAGGGCAACCAAATAGGAAACCCTCTTTTCTATCAAAATAGAAATGTACTACATCTTCTGGATCAAACTGTTTTTCTATACCATTAGGAGTACGTTGAATCCATTTTAGTACTTTGCCATTATCATCAACAGCTACAAACATCATTTCTGGAGGTGCAGGGAAATAGGCTGCAATAGGCTCTATTTCTTTACCATTGCTATCAACTCTAACTTTACCACCAGATGCTTCTCTATCTCTAATTTTTATTAGAAAGGCATTGGACCTTTTTATAATATAAGATCCTATTCTTCTTAATAGTTCTTCATGTGGAATACTTGAAGCTTTAGCTATTTGAGCTAAACGAGTCTTAATATACTTGGTTACTTTAGTATTCTCGCCAGTATAATCAAAACCTTCTTTAAACATAAGAGCAGTCTTTTTCTTAAAAGCTTGTCTTACATAAGATTCTACATCTTCAACTCTTCCAACTTCTATAAGATCATACTCTGGTGGAATAAGCCTAGCTCTATTAGCTGGTTTTGATGCACCAGTAGAAAGATAATGTAATGCAGGATTATTAACAGAGGGTATTTTTGATATAGGTGTAGAAGGACTTTCTTTTTCGGGAGCAGATTCTAAGTCTAGATCATTTATAGTCATGCTAGGAATCTTCTTAAAGAATGGTATTTCCCAGCCAAATATGTTAGCCATTAATCCTTTATTTCACCTGGTTTAATTCTTCCATCCAGCGATTTACTTTATCTATATCTTCAGATGTTGTATCTAACTTGCATTTAATAGTAACTTTAATAGGAGTAACAAGGTTGCGTAATAGAGATTCCTGAGTTAATCCTAATACTTTTGGCACATTTGGCAACATTGAACCATCAGAAGTTGTAGGTCTATCGGTATCGCTTGAGCCATTTATTGGCTCTTCTATAGTTATATTACCATCTTTATCTACAGATAGCCTGAATGGGCTATTAGGATTAAGAAATGTATCAAAGAAATTCTCAAGTTCAGTTGGAGCAGGTTTATTAACACGAGGATCACATATTGGCTTACCTTTACTTAAGGCCTCTATAAGAGCTACTAAGAATCCTTGTAATCTTAGATTAATTAACTTTTTACCAGAATTAGCAATATAGCTCTCATCATTAAGACCCCAATCTCCAGCTAGCTTAGTTATAGCATTCATAAAGAATGCGAACTTCTCTTGTAGTTTATTCCTGCCTTTTATTAGAGAGCTTTGTAATTCAACTAGGCCAGATCTGACAGCTGACTGATTCTTATCTTGTTTATCAGCTGCATCTGATATTGCAGATGCCAAATCTATACTAACTGATGCGCTGGCACCACTGCTAGAACTACTAGAAGAAGCTTTTAGAATCTTATCTGGATCACCAATTAATTGGCCAGTAGCTGTTAATACATCCAAATCTCTTATTAAGAGAGACAGAGCTTCTATTATGCAATTTATTGGAGCTAGTATTAATTGCATAAGTTGATTTAGGAGTCCTAATATAGATTCAAGTAAAGGAGCAAATAGCGATCCAACTAATGACATTAATAAATCAAAGATTGCATCTAAGCTAATACTAAATTCCATATCTAGCATTGTTAGTAATGCTAATAGTTTTTGTAGATCGGCTACACACATAGAATTAAGGAATCCTAGTAATGCACAAAGATCTCCATATACATCTAGAGGACCAAATAAATTAGATAAACTATTTAACATAGCTAACTTCGTGCGCAATATATCTTCTAATGCATTCAGGAAGTCATCTAGAGGGTTTAAATCTAGACCAGATAATATTCTATCAAAACATGGTAGACACTCTTTAGCCTCTTTTGCTAAGACATTTGCAAAGGATGAATCATCATCTTGTTCAGCTCCAGCTACACTAGCAGTAGCTGAATCAATGAAGAAGGCTTTCTTCTTAGAAGTAGCTCCAAAACTCTTTAATGTTTTCTGGGTTCCTCTAGAGAAGACACGAGTATTCTGAACTGGTCTACTTAATGTAGCAAAGACAGCAGCTTCTTTAGAAGAATAATGAGATCCTTTTTCGAAGGCTCTTGCTATTAGATTGCAGTCGGAGAATTCTTCAGTAGTAGCCATTTATATACCTGGAACCATCTTTTTGATTAGATCCTTTACCTGAGGCTTAAGCATCTCAAATAACTTCTTAATCTGATCATTTTGGAACTTAATTAGATCTAATGGATCTACTATTCTGCCATCAGAATTAAGATCTGGACGATTTAATCCATCAGGCTTTCCTCTGCCGCCAAAGTCTGTTCTAAATGGATCTGATGAAGCTTGATCCACTTTTGCTGGATCTATTGCAGGTAAACGATCTTCTATATGATTATTTATATCTTTTAAGCATTCTCTATACTCTTCAAAAGTAATAGTTGCTGGATTCTCTTTATCTGGGAAATGTCTTTTTATTGCTTCTATAATTGGAGCATCTGCAGCTGGATCTAAATTAACAATAAACCCTTTAGCTCTTTGATCTATACGAGCTTGAGCAATATCAGTTAGTTGTTCTAGCTTTTGATATTCATCTATTAAAGTTTGCGTCCTTTGAATAACTTCATCTATAGTAGTCTTGTCTTCCTCTTGCTGTTGCTCTCCTTCTATTTGCGGAGGCTCTTCAAAAGATAAGACGGGTTTATATTCTATAATATCTCTATCACTAGAGAAGTCATTAAGTGACTGACGTGACCTTTTAGCCATTAAAGAAGAATTTCTGTTGCACTAATCTTTAGTGTTACATCTGTGATTGTTTGTACTGGGACATTTTTTGGTGCTGTAACTCTAGTCCAAAATGGTAGATATGTTGATATGTCTGGTACAGTTACTGTCCCTAAAACTCCTGAAAAGGCTATAGAGTTGCCAGCTTGAACAACAGACCATTGGTCTTCGGTAGGTTGCTGATCTATAGCATATAGCTTCCAGGAGTAACCTTGACTACCATCTATTACATTTATACCAGCATTATATGTAGGAGTAAGTGATATCCCAGAATAGGAATATAAAGAGTTATCATTGCGTACATATAGCTTCTGCTGAAGTGTTTGACCCTTTCTGCCATCTAATGTGACTAAAAGTGGGTTAGTAAAAGCTCCACTTTGGCTTAATCGTTTATCAGGGTCGGCAGATGTATATATCCCTATACCTATTGTTGGAAGTGGCATTGCTATATATTATACCTTAAATATTCTTTCTTCTAGACGGTCCTTGTATTCTTCTTGGTTTTGGTGGGCCTTCATCTCTACTAAATCCTGGCCATGCCCATAAACCAACAGTTCCAGATCTATTAACATTTGCTGCTGGTAGACCAGTATTCCTGAATAAAGATGGCTGATCTGGAGATATTCCTTGGTCTCTACCAGAATCTGGTCTTTTCTTAGTCTTCTCTTCTATAAATGTCTTTTTTGGATCTTGCTTTATAACTAATGAGAATCCTTCATCTTTAGCTTCTGTCTTCTCTCCAAATTGACCAGTGAACGCTATATGGACATCATAAGTAGGTTTACCAAGATCAGACATTTGTAAAGTAAATGCTACTAAAGCTAGATTAAGAGCATCTAAAGTATGGTCTCCAACTTTCTCTTCAGAAGCTATGTAAACTGGTTGACCTGTTGGAGTTACTCTATCAACAATATATCCAGATAGTTCTGCCTCTAGTTGTTTATCACTTTTAGGGAATTTCATCTGTGCAGCCTCAAAACGTCTAACAGAGTTTTGTACTAAGAAGGGTTTAGCATGTTTTTGCATAGGGACTTTAGTAAATGGATCTCTAGTCTCTATTTTGCCTCCTGAATCATAGGCCACAAGTATTCTTGGTATTCTAGAGTCAGGGTGAGAAGCTCCCTTAGCAGGAGAAGATAATGCGTCAAAACCAATCTTTCTTAGTACTTCTATTTGTGTTGTACCAAATCCTTTATCAACATAGATAAAGCTTGGTAACCATATCTTATTTAGATTTAGTATTACTTCTACTGCCATAAGCTGTGTCCAGCCTTCACGAGATACTACTCTTTTATGAACAACATAGAATTTCGCATCAGCAGGATTAAATCCAACAACAACAATAGTTGTGCCTATTTTAGTGTCATTCCAATCAACGCCCATACAATAGATCCATCTATTCTCATGTCTCATCTGATTATATTCATAATCAGACATAGCAGCTTCTATAAATGCTTGTTGGTAGACTCCTTCTTGTTGCTCGCCCCATTCAGCAAGCACTTCTTGTTTATAAGCAGGACCAAGAGTCTCTCTATATAGGGCATCCATCTCATCGTTGTAATTAGGATTTATATGGGATGGATAATGGAATTCCTTCCAATTCTTAGATTGACAGAGATCATAGAATTTAGCCCTTCTACCTGTAGGGGTAGAAGACATCCATACAGTAGCATTAGGTTGATTAGTAATAACTGCCAATGCAGAAGCAATATCTGCTTCGGCTAGATAATCAGCTTCATCAAAGACTAACATATCTGCTCTTTGTCCTCGTACAGCGTCGGCATTTCCGGCAGATCTAACTCCAGTCGTGAATCCTTTTAGGCTACTATTATTGTATAGTTCTATGGTAAAGTTTGGGGCTTTAACATTTCGTCTTATAGAGCTAGAAACTGTGGGCAGAATTAGGAATCTTTCTATTCTTTTAAAGATTAATTCTATCTGCGTAAGATATGGAGCTAAAATTACTATATTAAAATCAGAATGAGTAAATGCATTAAAAAGAATAGATATTACTAGTGCGGTTGTCTTGCCAAACTGTCTACCTATCCTAAAGACTTTGTACTTACTCGTGCATCTTAACATTGTTGATTGTTGAGGTCTATTAAATGGAGACTTGCCATTTAGACAACGATGAATATCTTCAGCAGTTCCTTTAAATGGAGGGACTTCCATTAAAGAACCGTCTTTGGTCTTCCGTTTCCAAACAGAACCATCTGGATCTAAACAATGCCAATCTAATAATTGTGCCGCCCAAGTTACTGGATCTAGGACCATATCCATAGATGAATTTTCTGGATCTTCTTGGGTAACTGGAAGACTTAACCTTGTGTAATTCTTAGGTATACCTGAACAGGCTACACTGAATTTATCGCCATGTTTTAGTTGGAACTTACTCTTATATGACTTTATACAGCCAGTACAGGCTGAATCACATTCTCTTAAATCAAATTGTTGAGACATTATTCTCTATATTATACCTTTAAGATCCGGCGGGTATTCCTGCACGATTACTAAGTCTTGCTGCTGCAGCATTAGAAATTCTTGAAGCTGAAGAAGGTCCTTTCCTGCCCATATTTCTCGTACTATCTCCGATTCCTTGGAGCCAAGCCTTCGTCCCCATCGTATTAGGATCATTTCGGGCTCTGATCATCGTCTCATTTAACTGGCTCTGACTTCCTTCCCTCATTCTTCTTGCAAAAGTACCACTACGTGTTCGTGGGACTGTATTCCTTAATCCTGGACTTTTATATGCTCCTTTTACAGGAGTTGCAGCTACAGCTGTAGAAACTGCATTTGCTGTACTAACTGAAGCATTAGCCTTTAATGTAGAATCTATCTTACCAACTACTCTACTTACAGTATTCCCTATATATCCGGCTGCTGCCTCCCCTCTTGCCTTCGCAGCTTGATAAACTTTCTTCCCGGCTGGGCCGCCGATCCTACCTATGTCCTTTCCCCATCTTCCTCCTGCCGCTCCAACTCCAGTACCTATACTTGCTCCCATTAAAGCCCCGCCTAGCATGGAAGTATCATCAGAAAAAGCTCCATAAATTCCCCCTCCAACACCGCCAATCATACCCCCAAGAGCTGCTCCTTGAGCTGTTCTACCCGCTGCTCCACCAGCGCCTCCTAGTATACTTGTTAGTCCATTAGCGCCGTGAGCTAGTGCTCCAAGACCTACCCTACTCATACCAGTAGATCCCATTGTCGAAATTGCAGCAGCTCCAGCAATGCCTTTCGCTTCTCGTGCAGCCTTTAAAAATGGGGCTATTCTCATTCTAATTAATACTCCTTTACGAATGCATTAACGAGGCTTCGTTGCCGAATGCATATCTACCATTAGTAGCTGAACTTTGTATAGCTTGTATAGATCTGCCTCTCATTGTAGCAGCAGTTCCAAATTGGTCTATTACTGGTGCTCCCATTTCTAACCTACTGGAATTCTTATATCTTTTATTACCAGCTTTTAAGACTTGGTGTGCTGCGTAGGTTCCTAATACTGCAGCTCCTAGTCCTATTGCG